TCCTTACAAAGAGAATGAAGTTCCTGTAGGAACTGATCACACGTCTCTGAGGCGCGAGCACAAGCATCTCTATAATTTTGTAAAAGGTGGTAACGATTCCTTGAATAGTCTCCGTAGAGAGACTATGTTTGTTCAAATTCTTGAAGGTCTTCATCCTGAAGAAGCAAAGATTCTTTGTTTAGTTAAAGACAAAGCATTACAAACTAAATACAAAATTACTTATGATGTTGTAAAGGAAGCATTTCCTGATATTACTTGGGGTGGTCGTTCATGACAACAGTAGCTGAAAAGGAGAAGGAAGTTTTGGAGGAAACAGAAACAGGAGATAGTATTAATCCTTCTGCGTATGGGTGCCAAATTCTGCAAGAAAAAACTACACTAGAACAAGCAAACGATAAGTCTCTTCCTAACGATGCCAGACTTATTTGGTATGTTGTTGATGATGTTGAGCATATTGACTTAACTAGGTGTGAGAAAACATCAAAACTTTTTGATATGTACTACGATAAGTATGGTCCTGGTGCCGTTAAAAAAATTGACTTTGGATATGGGCAAGTGAGTCCTAAACTCTGGGGAGTCAAACCCAAAAAAGAGAGTAAGAAAAAATGAGTGATGGATTTGACGTAAGAATTGAGATGCCAAAAGAAGACATTGATAAACTTTTAAAAAAATATAAAGGTTTAAAAAAATATCAAAAGTCTAATCTTTTTGCTGTCAAAACTATGGATGGTACTGAAAATATAATTAGTAAGATGGTACAAGAAGTTGAAGATGATCCTATTTGATTTAAAACTGCAAGAGTAAAATGCTATCAACCAAATACAGACTTCGATTAGAATTTATTTGTAAGAAGATTGCAAACAAAGAAGAAGTAAAACTTGATGATATGGTTTGGGTGCAGAAACTTGCTAAAGCAAATACTACAGCAAACGAAATGTTGAAGAAGGCCCGAAGGCAATCTTCACAAGATATTAAAGAGGGTAGTATGGATGATTTTATGAATAGGATGGGTTTGGGAGATCCTGATCCATCCAACCATAGAACAACATTTGATAGTACCGATGACATAGTTGAGTGGTTTCAACGTGAAAAACCTGATGATTGGAGACAACGTGATTAACTTTACTGATGATAAAGGCATTGCATTACGTATTGCTATTGCCCTTGAAAGAATTGCACACGCTCTAGAAAAAGGAGCGCACGTAAATATTGACCATGCTCACATTGATGAGGTTGAAGGTAAAATAAGAACACATGAGGAACGTTGGTAATGAATGATTTTTTAGACAATCTTGCTGCTCATCAATATCAGAAGATGCATCAACCTAAAAAAATTAAACTTACACCTCAGACATTCATTGATATGAATGAGGAGTTTGCTGAAAAAGGTGATAGAGTAAGAATCAATGTACCTACACAGGAAGCAATTGATAAATGGCAGGAGGATTCTAGAAATGCTCCCTATATAGAGATGCCTCCATCAAGAGATCTAGTGCAGGAAATGTGGGATGCTATTGGAGGAAGACCAAATGAGTGAAGAAAATAAAATGCAGGCTCTTGTATATTCTAATAGCAGTCAAGAATGCGAAAGAGCAGAGAGTTTACTCAACAGTATTGGTCATGATGTAAAAGTTTTTTTACTGGATAGTGACTTTACTCAAAGTCAATTTAATGCAGAGTTTGGTGAAGATGCAGAGTATCCACAAATTTCCGTTGGTCTAAATCATAGGGGTAACTTAAAAGAAACTCTTCAGTACCTTAAAAATCAAAAAGTATTATGATTGATGATTCCAAAGATGCTAAACGTAGAAGAGCACTCAACCTCTTTATTGAAAGTGTAATTAAACCAGACCATGAATTAAGAGGTGACGCGCACGGTCAAGAGTGCTATCATGAACTGATGGAGGTAAGAGAAGAAATTCTATCTTACCTTAGAAAACGGTAACAAATATTACTTGACTATATAGTTTATAGGGTATATAATACCTGTACGTTCATCCCCTTGGGGACGCAAGTAAGTCGCGGAACGGATCGTTCATCCGTCTTCGGACGGACGCAAACGACTAAAGGAACGGACCTAAAAATCCAACTACTTTAGGAGTACCTACAATGAACACACTTCAAATCATCAAAAACCAAATTGAAAAAGCAGCACGTCTGCATGACGCACAGATTTCTCACACCTCATATCGTGGTGTTGAGTATGATACACGTTGTGTAGAAAATAAGGAGTCACACGGCACCTTCTGCTATCGTGGTCATGCTTACGTCAAGTGATCAAGTGAAGTAAACTTACTTTACAGAGAGGGTTAAAAACCCTCTCTTTTTTTGTACTTATGTAAAAATGAAAGAAATGTATATGAAGATACCAAAACTGTCCTATATATCTTAGGATGAATAAAGAGGAAATAATTATGTAACTAAAATTTTATTTGTTATGTTGTTATGTCCTTAAAACGTAGTATAATGAGGGACATTATGCACAATCTTATTTCATATAATCAGTTAGCGGGATGGAAACAAGGTGTACAAAGACTGACCAACACCTTAGATCGTTCTATGGAAGAATCCGATATGCTAAATGATTACTATAATTGTCTTATAGAATGTGATAATGAAAAGGCAATTTGTAAAAGAATTTGTAGGAGGATTTTAAGTTAATTAAAAATTTTCAAACGGGGGTTACGCCCCCGTTTTTTTGTGGTATAATATCTTTGAGTATGTACTTCTTATGGACAGAGAAAAACTCAAACTAATAGTAAAAAATTTAAAGTCCCTTGTAGATGTTCTAGAGTCTGAAGTTTACTCAGATATAGATGCATATAATACAAAGCAAGAGAACTTTGATGATCCTGCTTCCTACTACTTACCCATTTCAGATTACGACGAAGTATTTAATGACGATGACGGATACCCTGACTAAACTTATTAGCGTAACACCTGACGCTGAAAAACATATGGCATACTGTGCCCGTGTTTCTAACCCCAGTAACCAGGACAATGAAAAGTTCTCTGGTCTACTGAAGTACTGTGTAAAACATCAGCACTGGAGCATCTTTGAGCAGGCATACATGACCTTGGAGATCAACACTACCAGGGGAATTGCAGCTCAAATATTGAGGCATAGGTCTTTTACATATCAAGAATTCTCACAACGCTATGCTGATTCCTCCCTACTCGCGGAGACGATCCCTCTCCCAGAACTCCGCAGGCAAGACACCAAGAATCGTCAAAACTCTATCGATGATATTGATGATTTTACGCGGCAAGATTTTGAACTTAAAATGAGGAGACACTTTGTAGATGGTATGAAACTCTACAAAGAAATGCTTGATGCCGATATTGCAAAGGAGTGTGCTCGTTTTGTGCTTCCCCTCGCCGTAGGGACAAAAATTTACATGACCGGTTCAGTTCGCTCATGGATTCATTATATTGATTTGCGTTCTGCAAATGGCACACAGAAGGAGCACATGGACATCGCTCTTGGTGCTAAAAAGATCTTCTGTGAACAGTTCCCTGCCGTTGCTGAAGCAATGGAATGGATTTAATAAATACAAGAAAAGGATTGAACGTTTATGCCAACGTACCCCGTTATTAATTTAAAGACGAAAGAGAAGAAAACTCTTAGTATGACCATGAGAGAGTATTGTGAGTGGAAAGACAATAATCCAGAATGGGATAAGGATTGGCAAGCAGGAGTAGCCGGAGTGGGCGAGGTTGGTGAGATTTACGACAAACTTAAAAAATCTCACCCAGGTTGGAATGATGTCCTTCACAAGGTATCGAAACAACCTCGCTCAAATGTCCGTCCTATCTGATTTTTTCTTCTATGCCAACTAAAAGAAAGTCTCAACAACCAGTAGTCCCATTTGGGATGAGTAATAAGCACATGAAAAGAAAGAAACCAATTAACTCAGACTTGATGAAACCCATCGAGCCACTGACAGAAAATCAGGAAGAACTTTTCCGTTGTTACAAGAATGATCAAAATCTTGTGGCATATGGTTGTGCCGGAACTGGTAAGACTTTTATTACGCTTTACAATGCACTGAAAGATGTCTTAGATGTTAAGACACCATATGAAAAAATCTACATCGTTAGGTCCCTTGTAGCAACCAGAGAGATTGGATTCCTACCAGGAGATCATGAAGATAAATCATCTCTTTACCAGATTCCATATAAGAATATGGTGAAGTACATGTTTGAGATGCCAACAGACTCTGATTTTGAGATGCTGTATGGTAACCTCAAGAATCAAGGAACAATTTCTTTTTGGTCTACATCATTCATTCGTGGCACTACACTTGATAATGCTATTATTATTGTTGACGAATTTCAAAATCTAAACTATCATGAACTTGATAGTATTATTACGAGGATTGGTCAGAACTCTAAGATTATGTTCTGCGGTGACGCGACACAGACTGACCTTCTTAAAACTAATGAAAAGAATGGAGTCATTGACTTCATGAAAATTTTACGTATTATGCCTTCAGTTGATATTGTTGAGTTTGGAGTTGAAGATATCGTTCGCTCTGGATTGGTGAAAGAATACTTACTAGCTAAGATGGAAATGAATTTATGATTTTTGAGCATTGTAATTATCTCGGTGATCTCGAACTTACAAAGAAAGAAACCAATGGCATCCGTCTCTACAATCTTCCAAGTGGAGACTGGGTGCCTTCTATTACGTCCGTAACTTCTTTCTACAATCGACAGATCTTTGCCAAGTGGCGAAAGCGTATTGGTATTGAAGAAGCAAATCGCATTACTAAAAAGGCAACCAGTCGAGGAACAGACTTCCATGCGGCTACTGAACTGTACATGTTGAATAAAGAAATAAACTGGGATGACTTTAGACCTCTGACTAAGTTTATGTTTATTCATGCTAAACCATATCTGGACAAGATAAATAATGTACACGCTATAGAGAGGACTCTGTACTCTGAGTACCTTGGTTTGGCGG